ATCCAGATGAGGCTACGAGATAATAAACATAGCTTCCACTAGCGCTTAAACTTCCTGCTCCCTGCCCACGAAGATAAAACTGAATAGTACCCGCAGATCTCGTGACATTAAAAGATACCTCGTAAACAGTACCTTCTGTTGTTATTGAGCCATTACCTTGAGTCAAGCTTGAGTTTGATGTTTGTGTTCCATCAGAGGTGGCTTTACCGTCAGCAATACTCCAGCCTGTACCCTTAGTCCAGTCCGAATCACTGTCGAACCCACCATTGGTAACAAGCTCAGGGCCATAGCCGTCTGTCATCACGGCGTTACCTGAGCGAGCGTGGTTTATGGCTCCATCGAAGTTGACAGTCTGGTTCTTGTCCTTCTGATAAAAGTTATCAATGAAGTCAAAGACAAGACCGGGGTTGTCAGAACCAACAGAGTATTTAGATATTCCTCGCCTAATAGACGTAGCTAGTCTGTTAAGCCTAGAGCCGAAAAACATTAGTCCATCTCCGATACGTAAGCTGTGCCTGTGCTTCCGCCAGTGATGAAGCTAATGGTGTCTCCTGAATAAGTGTGAATGAACTCTACAGTGTTAGAGGGAATGTAATAGTCGCTAGTAGTAGCTGTGCCTGAGACGCTAATGTGTACGTCTACAGTGGCAACAATTCGTGTTACTCGTTGTGAAATAGAAGTTGAAGAAGCAGCAGAGCCTGATACGGATACTGTCTGAGTAGCTCCGGGTCGAAGGCATTGAATAGGTGCTGAGTTGGAATCTTTAGCTAAACGTGACATGGATGTTCTCCTGAGTCAGAAAAGGTAAAGGGGCCATTGCTGACCCCTTGAGTTTTAGCTTATGCTTAGTTTGGCAGAGCCAGAACAAAACCAGCTTCAGGACGGTAGCACTCGACACCGTAGAGAGTGTCAGCAGTGTACAGAGTTGACAAGTGCTCCTGCTTGTACTGAGTCTGTGAACGTACAGACATCTGCTCTGCAAGAACGATAGCGTCCTTGTGGAACAAGAGTCCAGCACGTACTTCAGGACCAGCGCCGTTTTCAGAAGCTGTTTCAATAACTTCACAGTTAGAAGACACGTATACGTCTACACCGTAAAGGTTACCGATAAGGCCGCTTGCAACTGGCTGACCGCTTACGAAGTCAGAAGACACGTAACGTGAAATACCAAGGATCTGGTTACGTACTGAAGGTGGGATTACAAGGCAACGGTTGTCCATTGGAACGTCGTTGTCGTCCATCTTCTGAATCATGTCACGGAAGAAATCGTCGCTAAAAACGTCAGCGGCTACAACAGTGTTTTCTGCGAACGCTGTAGTAGTAGTGCCTGCGTTGTTAAAGAAACAAGAGCTGTGTACGTAGCTTGCAGGAAGACCCGTGTGCAGTACGTTACTAGAACCTGCGTTAGCGTTAGCACCGTCAATACGGAAAGCTGTAGCAACTTGGTGGAGGTCAGTGTCAACCTTCTTAGCAAGCGCATAACCAGCGTCTTCAGTATAGAACTGACGGAGGCTGTTGAGTGCCTGTACTTCTACGATGTCCTCAATCAGACGAGAGTACTCAAAGTGACGATCAACGTCAATTGTGATTTCGTCTTCAGTGTTTGCAATTACAGTAACTGCAGTGTCAGCAGACTTAGCGTTTGCGTCAGCACGAACAGGTACTGGGACGTGAATGCGGTCACCCTTCTTGCCAGACATTGCAATCTTTTTGACAAGGGGAGCCATCTTCAAGTTTTTCTGGTAAGCAGCAATTACCTCGTCACTCCAGATTTCTGGAATAAACGCTGATGCTTCGGTCTTCGCTGTAAACGCTGCTGCTGCAGGCGAAGAAGTGTATGTTGTATTAGCCATGTTAATCTCCTAATAGATTATTTGACACGACCCTCCGCATACGCTGCCATGATTTCATCGGCTAATGCTGTATAGCGGTCTGGGTCAGTTCTCATTAGTTTAATAATGTCGGCCCTTCGATATACTTTTTTACGTCCCCCTTCACCACTGCCTCTGGCGTTGCCTGTGTTAGCTGCCTTGAGTTGTTGCTTACGCTCTTGTTTTTCAACATTAGCGGTCTGCTTTACTACTTGCTTCCGTTCTTTCCAGAGTGAGAAGAGTTCGTCAGCAGAGTCAGCATCATACTGTTGGTCAGCGGCTACAAACAATTGAGTCCTAATCTTAGAAGCTTTAATCCACTCAGCAAACTTAGGATCGTTTAAGATCTCTTTCATGTCTGGATGTTTGGTATTAAGAGTAGCCAGAGCAGCTTGTTGCTTATACTGCGCTGAATACTGTTCAGCTTCTTTAATTTTAGGATGATTCTCAATCGCCCTATTGACAGCACCTTGCGGGTCTGTAAAATAATCTATATCTTCTTCAGGCTCAACATGTTGTGGTTGAGGTGCTGATTGTGTTTGACTACTAATGTAATCATCCACGACTTTACGAAGTTCTCCTACTTCAGATGACTGACGACCTAGTAGCTTTTCAGCTTCTTGGTGCATCTGTACAACTTCTTCCAGTGACTTACCTTGATACTTATCTGGTAGTGTAGGTTCTTCTACTTGAGGTTGCTCAACTTCTTCTTGTTGAATCTCATCGACTTCGTTGGTTTCGATTTCGTCCACGTTATCCTCTAAAGGTTGTGGATCTACAATCATTGCTCTTGACATTATTAAACTCCGTGATCATTATCATTATGGAGATGTTATTGTTTACGGCCTGCTTTTTCGTGCTCTCGTACCCATTTCATGTGAGCGCCGGGGAATGAACCATCGGACCCATTTAGGTGAAAGGACGGGGCAGATACCATCCTTGTAGAGTTAGCGCCGCAACCGCACCTACTGGTTGTAACGGTAGACTCTACAAATTCTTCTGTGACGTGACCGTTGTCACATCTAAAATCATAGACTTTAAACATAGATTTCTTCTTGCTCTTCAGCTTCTGCTTGTTCCCTAGTAGCTTGTATGGTAGCTTCTAGGTTTAGTATTGTTGCAAACGCTGCAAGTTGACCTTTACGAAAGAAGAGTTCTTCTACATCTTTAACAGTCTGTACATCAGACAACTGTTTAGTGGTAACAGAGATTTCTTCTAAGAGTTGTTTGAAGCCTTCGTTATTAAATAATTGATTAAAATTATCAAAGTAAGTTTCAAGCTCTGGTGTCATAGTATCTCTTTTGTTTACTATATATTAATAGTATATCATACTTTTAAACAAATGTCAAGCATTTCTTGTAGATTTCCTACGTTTTCCTGAAGCTGTAACAGCGTGTTTAATTTTAGCAGGTCCTGTCTTACGTTTAGCAGAAGAAGCCTTTTCTGCTTTGGTCATCTTTGCTGCAACCGCTTTAGGTCTACAAGAAGGGTAAGGGCGCTCACTTTTCTTGGCAGACTTACGACCACAAGGATTGCCAGTCTTAACGTCTACCCACTCTTCTTTAAACCACTTAGTTAAACCGCCAGAAGGTTTCTTTTTAACAACCCGCCGACGGCTTTGATTTGGCTTAGGCATAAGTACCGCCTCTACGCTGATACTCTTTAGTCAACCAACCAGAAGCATAAGCACTAGGCCAAACCTTGTACTTCTTTTTAGCCTCTGCTTTGACGCGAGCATACAAAGCTTTGTTTTTAGGAACAGGCTTCTTGCTAGCTGACTTTTTCTTTTTAGTAGCCATAAGGCTTTTTTACTTTCTTTTTCTTTTTGCCGGGCATAGTTAGCTCCTTGTTTTATTTTTAGGCAACCTAACTTCTTTACCGTTTTGGAAATAACGAATACCGCTACCTGTTCCTTTCATATTAACAGTCTCGCTCATATCAGCTACAGGTAAGCCTTTACCTTTGTTAAGATCAACATTAGCTGCGGTGTAGTCATTACCTGACATTCCTGCTGCAGTTGCTCCAGAACCAACCGCCGCTCCTTTAGTTTGTTGAGTTCGTCTATCTGCTTTAGTTCTTTTTTTACCTACAGTAATACCATCGCTTTTAGATTTTCGACCGGGAGTTTTTTTATTTACCCCCTGTAATTTGTCTAAAGCATCGTCTAATTGTCGTTCTGCTTTTTTAACTTGTGAAGCAACACGTTGGACGGC